TGAGTCCTGGGAAACCGCGCTCCCCTTGAGGACCAGCAGGACCTATTGGTCCAGTATCGCCCCGCTCTCCTTGCTCACCAGAAACAAAGTTCTCGACGATCTGACCGCCTTTGACGACGACCTTTTCGCCTTTGATACCGCGATCGCCTTTATAACCTTTGTCACCGCGCTCACCTCTTTCTCCGCGCGCACCTTGTGGCCCGCGAGGACCACGAAGTCCCTCGGCAACTAATTTCGAAACGGTTTCTCCCAGTTTCGAATCGATCTCTTCTTGTAGTCGTTTTTCTTGCTTTTTTAGTTCTTCAGTTGTATAAGCAATGTTAAAAGCATAAACGACCTCTGGGTCTAGCTTTGACATGGACTCTTATCGCTCTTCGTCGTCTACCAGTTTAGTCATATACCGATTCATTGTCTCCATCAATTCTTCTTGCTGAGTCGGTATGTATCGGTCGTCTTCTAAATCGACCTCTTCGTTATAACAGTCTTGAGCGGTGTCCGAGTTCCCATCTTTATATAAAAAATGCTCTTCTTGTTGTTTTGGTTGCTGTTGCGGTTTTTCTTCTTGTTCTTCTTCATCTCTAGGTTCTTCCCCAGCAATCTCTTTTTCCATATCCTTGATATCGTCATCAGAGAGTCGTAGCACTGAACGCTGAACCCATTCTTTCGAGAAGTAGTCGCCAACATACTGCGAAACTTGATCAAGTAACGCCATACGCTCACGAAGAACTTCTGATTCTTTCAACTCTGTAAAGTGATTATCCTTCACATAGTTGATATAGATGTCGTCTTTCCATCCGTCCCAGTCTTGCTCGGTAATAATACCCTTGAGCAATAACTGCTTGCGGAGAATCCCTAGGAATACCCAAGAGAAACGACGACGGAGTCGGTCAATAAACTTCTGAAACTTAACCTCGTCCCTAGAAATTTCTGAAGACCGACCTAGTGAAAACTGTGCTTCCTGCTCTAGGCGATTGACCGGAACGTTGAGCGAACGATACAATCTCTTTTGGAAGTAGATGATATCGTCAATCTGACCAAGGTTCTCGCCACCAGGAAGTGTGGTGATTTCAGTACCACGACCGTTCTCACGGCGAGGCAACCAGAAATCTTCAAGCATTGACATATGCTTGCGGTCATCTTTGATCTGACCTGTGTTAGCATCGTACACCAGTTTGTTACGGTACTTTGCCTGAATATCTTTCATGTACTGATCTGCTTTACCGCGTGGCAAGTTACCCACGTCGATATAGAAGATACGTCGCTCGGGCGCACGCGCGAGGCGGTAGATTACCAGAGAATCTTCCATCATGCGTAACTGGTTGATTGGTTTGAGTGCTTTGTGAAGGTGGGAAAGTACCTTCTTCCTTGACTCATCCAATACACCAGACGTCACATAACTGATCGCGTCAGTCGAGATACGAACTGCCGATGAAGTTGCAGGTGACGCAGTTGCTTTCGACGTTCCTGGTTTTTCTTCGTACACATAGTATTCTTCGATCTTATCGATAATCTTGACGTTTGTCTTCGGATCCTTCTTATACTTGACTTCCTTTACTTTACGAATTTTCGCTGCATCAATATTACGAATCTCTTGAATACCTGCTTTCATATTACTTTCATTTACAAGCAGGTGATGTACGGTACGACCATCGACGTACCATCCGCGGAATATATCGTGCGATAATTCGTTAAAGTCTAGCATTCCGACAACGCCATCAAACTCTTCTCGAATTTGATCTTTAATTTTGTCAGGCGCTTCTACATCATCGAGCGACAACTCTACTGAAGACTGCAACTCAGAAGCAGAGATTGCTTCATTAACAACCTCTTCGATTGCCATATCAACTTCAGGGTGTTGTGCGACACCGCGATAGCGCATAATCAACTGGTGATTATCTTTCGCCTGATCGCCTTCGATATTAATGTATTGGCCATAGTAACCCGCTCCGCTAGTTACATAACCAGCACCATCGGGGTCAGTAGGTGGGACTGGAGAAGGTAGTTCTTTCTTCTCTCCGGTTTTACCTTGTGCTCTTCGAACTTCAAATCCAAAGAGTTTGAATATATTGTTCTGTTCCTCTGCCATCGTTCTTTCCCAAAGATATAGTTCCTAAACGAAAACGCCCAATGGACTACACCTCTGGTGAAATCTGAGCGCCCTAAAATAATTTTATAACACAATTACATAAATTTTTTTCACGTTTCTCACTTGCCGCTCAGGCAACCCATTCAATATATTCAGTAAAAATGGTGGGGGGTTTCGCCCCCACCTCATTTAGTTTTAACTTGTAGTATTGCTTTCCCAATACTGGTATGAGAATGAAACAGTAAACTGCTCAATCTCACCACGCGTGTCATAACTTAACTCGATTGGACTGAGTACTGTCGGAAACGCTCCACGTATATTTATACGCTTAATAACCGACTCGTCACGATCTAACTGTTCAACGATCAAATCTGACTGATAGTCAACTGGGTTGACCAGACCAGTGTTTGCCGCATGACCGTTAATACCGTTCATCCAACGCTCCATCGGATCACGTATACCAAAGTCAGTATCGTTGATGATTGTTACTGTCCAATCTTCAAACGTTCGCTCCGAAGCAACTTTTAATTCGCGACCGCGAAAGTTTACTGGGAACGAACCAACACTTGACTGTGGTAACTGTGCCGCTTTACAAAGGAACGAAGTAAGTTCTACATCACCGCCAGCATATGCAGGGTAGTTCAGTGTAACCTTGAATAGATTAGCACGAGCACCGCCGCCACGGAGTTTTGACTTAAAGTCATCTACACCTAAAATTGCCATTTCTATTCTCCTTATACAATTCCAACAACTTCTTCGAAGTCTACGCCAGTTCTAACTGCTACAAAGTTCAATGTAACATAGTTGATAGAACGCGCAGGTTTCACGAAGATAGATGCGACGAATGAATTGTTGTCGATAACATCAGGCGTGTTGTTTGTTTCGTCACAAACCACACGGAAGTCCGTGATACCACGACGACCCTTGATCTCACGCAGGAATGGTTCTACAATGTTAACAAACTCAGCACGAGTAAACTCGTCGTTGAATTCGAACATAACACCTTGCGCTGCTTGCTTGATAGCACGCTCCATCACTAGGAACAAACGACGAACGTTGATTCGGTCGAATGCTGATGGGCGACCCAACTTAGTCTTATCTCCATAGAGCAGGATACCCTGACCAGGAAGGTTGACGATTGGGTTAACAGATGCTTTGTAAAGTACATCGCGTTGAGACTTAGTTGCGCTGTATGCCAATGAAGTCACACCGAGGTATTGTCCACGACGTGAACCTGCTGGTGAGAACCATGGCGCAGAAGTAAAGTCGGTCGATGCCATCAAACCTGCAGTTGAAGATGCTGCTGGGATGAACGCATACTCATCATTGTACTTGTCATAAACTTTCAAGAAGTTATTATCGAGTACAAGATATGACGATGCTACCTGTGCGTCTGAGAATGCTTTTACCGAGGCGACAACTGTCGTTGGATTGTTAACACCAACAACCGCAGAACGGTGAGGTGAAGAAACAACAACACAATCTTTACGGTCTGTAGCAGTTGCCACAAGGTCAGTAATGATTGCTGTTTGATCTTCTTGATTTGCCATTTGAGGCGCGATCAAGAAATCTACCTGAATCGCATCAGCATCTTCGTATTGATCGAATGCTGTAATGTAATCGCCTTTACTGACTAATACCCCAGAATCACGACCGCCGCGAGTGAGCGAGAAGTCAAGAACGTTATCTGTACCAGAAGCACTGTCCCATGCTGAAGCAGAAGTCATCATTGCTGAGTCCAAATCTGCTGCCCATACATATGACGAACGATCGTTCAATACGTCAAGAATGTAGTTGGAAGTACCATCGACAGTCTTAGCATCTGTTGCTAATGAAACGAATGGGAATGTTTCTAGAACAGTACCCTTCGAACCAGTGAGAACGCCGCCTTCGTCGACAACTACAACGTGCACTTCATCATATGCATCAGCACTGTCGACAGACAGAGCAGCAACGTAAGATGAAGTTCTTGGAGCAGCGTCGAACGCGCCAGAGTATGCCCAGTTTTCGAATGCTGAATCAGCAGGAGTAGCAGGAATATAACCAGGAACACCTGCCGAATCACCTACTGCATCCTCAGCAGCAGTTGCTGGACAAATAGAAACTGCTAGAGAGTTACCGACTGAACCAGGATACTTTGCAATGATCTGGTTGGCGGTGAAGTTACCGCCATCAAACGCATCGCGGTTCTTGACCTGAATGTCGATCTCTTCTGCCGCCGAGTCTTCTGTAATTGCAAAGGTTGCTGCCGCACTGTAGTCAGAATCTGCTACTGCGCGAGTTACAAAGGTGTTTGTAGAATATTTGAGGAAGTATGCCGCAGACAAAAAGTCCGTGGAAGACGCTCCTCCTGAGAGAGAGGGTGCACCAAAATTCGCTGCCAATTCCGCTTCGTTACCGACAAGGATTGGTTGCTCCGCTGGTCCCCAATTAAAATCTCCGACTAACGCGCCAGTTGATGATGTGACCGCCGGAACAACACCCGACAGATCAATCTCTTTGACGACGATATTAGGAGACTCAGACAATTTGAGTGCCATAATCGTGTCCTTTTTTCGTTAAGTTATGATAAGAATTCATAATACGGTATATTTCTTTCAATCATTGATTATTTATACCTAACGACTTTTAGAGATCATACGGGTCGAACAGTTGCCACGGTTCGTATTTCATCCTTTCTTGGTCTTCAATTTGCTGAATGGCGTCGCTTCCGTCGTCGATAAAACCGAACGGAACGATGTCGTCTTCGATCTGTTTCATCTGCTGCTCGAACATCATTTGCTTCAGGTTGATGTCTGTCATATCAGAGAACATCTGGGTTGTGATAAAGTAACCCAGCATCACGAGGTTCATCATGAGATCGTCGTGGTTTCCTTCGCTCGCCTCGTACGATACCCCCTTGGATACAAAGGTAGATGCTTCGAGGATTGTCTGCTCGTCGATAATATCAAGTTTCTTTTCTTCAAGTAAATCTTTAATACCCGAGCAACCGAGACGCTTGACTCTACGTGTCATCTCAATACCAATGGCGTTCGCCTTTACGGCAGACTCTACGTGCACATTCTCGTATTCCAGATCGTAGTACAGACCGTTGCACACGACTGCGCCCTGATCGTTCGACTCAATTACAACGTATGCATTGTTGTATGCTTTCGCGATTTTATATATAATATCAGGGAAGAGTATTGGAGAAATAGTGTTGTTCCGATACGCAGCGACCTGACGAAACGGGCGTGTGGCAATGTCGATAACTGTAAAAGTCGAATAGTCCTGTCCTCTTCCTTTCGCTACGTCAACAGTCATGAGATATTCATGATTGGGTTGTGTTTCTTCGTATACGTTGAGGCAACCATTCTCCAATACTTTGGTTGGTGGCAGTGCTCTGAGATTCAATAGGGTTTCTGCCCCAATCAAAGTATCCCCCGTTCCGAAGAACGTGTTTCCGAATTCCTGATCGAACTGCATCTGAGATGTGTTGGATATCGTTTGGCGTTTCCATTCTTCGTCTCGCCCAGGAACGTCCCACCAGTTTACCGTGAATGCTTTGTACTCATTGACTTTCTGTACAGCACCTTCCCAGATCTTATGAAAGGTATTTCCTATTCCGTTCGCCGTAGAAGTGATGATAACTTTCGTGTCTTTACCAGAAGAGATAACAGGATAGGTCGAAGTGTAGAACTCAGCAGCACGCTCAACGAACGCAAACTCGTCCAGAAACAAAAGGTTAACAGACATACCACGAATAGAAGAACCGCTAGTGGCAGCAGCAATAATGCGACTGTTATTACTAAACTCGATTGAACCTTTGTTAAGAGCACGGCAACCTGGCTGTAGAAAGAACGGTAGATTCTCAAGCGCCAAGGTAACTCGGGCGAGCATCTCTCTTGCTGTGGCGCCTTTATTAGCGAGTACAGCAATTGTCTTCTCAGGGTGAAATATAGCATACCATAATAGGTAAACAACGGATGAAATACTCTTACCGCTCTGTCGACAGGCGAGGACAATCGAGAAACGATTATCATTAAAATGGTTGAACATATTTTCCTGATACGGATAAAGGTCAAAGTTGACGAGACCTTTGTCGAGTGATA